GCGTTACTTGCGAAGCAGCAATGTGTACAAGACCCGAGTGCGGCGGAAGGTCCAGCCGCACTCCCCGATGGTGGGAGGGTCCCCCCCGTGCCCGAAAGGACACGGAAATTCGTCACACAGAGTCTCGACGTGCTGACAAGAGCACTCCAGATTTTCGGGCTGCGGGCACAACGTCACGAGCCAACCCTTCAGCACTGGTTGGATCTGACGGCGGCCGCTGATGGCAACTGGATGAAGGTCGTCAAGTACAAACTTAACGCCTTCTACGCAGCCGCCGAACAGCAACCACTGCCGCAGCCCCCATGGCCGGAAGGGAGAGCGCAGGACCATGCGCACATCCTAATCGGCGGGGCGGCGTATCGATGGATCCGCACACAACTACAAAAGCCAAGCAGGGCCGAGCTCCTTCAAACCATAAAGCGCGCCGGAAAAGGCATGCCGAGGGTTGAGGAAGCAAAGCTCCGCGAGGCCGAGGAGAAGTATGTGGAAACAATGACAACGCCTCCGAAAATCAGCCAAAGGCAGTTTGCCTTCCCCTGGGACGAGGTGGAGGACTGGACTGCCCCCATTGAAACCGGAATCAACCATGAGACCTGGAAAAACCAGATCAAACGGCGAGTTCACGAGATCTTTGGGGGCAAACAGTACACTCTCCTCGACAGGCAGAGGGCATTCTTCCCAAGCACCAGCGCGAACTATATCAACAACACAAAAGGAGCTGGGGCGGTCGGCAGCATAGCCGAGCACCCAGAGCTCTTGCGTGGATTAAGAACGCGCGGAGGAGCACTAAAAGTCGAGACTCGTCTCAATACGCACCAAGAGGAACAGCGACTTCAGGAGAGCTTTCAAGAGGACAAGGAGACCGAGGTGGCAGACACCGATTTCAACAGACGTTTCGCAACGCTGTGGTACCGGATACTGCGCGAAGCAGATCGAGAGGAGCCTACAGTCAAGCCAGTGGCGTTGGCTGAGGCACTCAAGATCCGCGTCATCACCAAGGGACCCCCGTTCACAATGACAGCACTCCGTCCGCTCTGGAAATTCATACACACCGTACTGCGCGAGCACCCAACTTTCAAACTCATCGGCGAACCACTCAGCGACGAATATATGCTGGACCGTCTCGGTTTTCACCTAAAAGACGACGAAGTCTATCTTTCAGGAGATTACGAATCGGCCACAGACAAAATTCACAGCTGGGCGAGCGAGTACGCCGCAGATTGCATCTGCGACGAGCTCAAGCTCGAGGACGTAGAGAGGAGATTGTTGAAGCGTGCGCTAACGGGGCATGTATTCGAGAACGGGAAGAAGCAAGCGGTCGGACAACTGATGGGATCCATCGCCAGCTTCCCAATTCTATGCATACTCAACGCAACAGGCGCCGCGTGGGCCATCGAACTCGCCGAAAGGCAGGTTCGCCTGCTAAAAGACTGCAGGATGATGGTCAACGGGGACGACCTTGCACTGAGGAGCAAAGAGGAGGTAGGCCGGCTTTGGAGACTGACCAGCTCATTTATCGGGTTCGTTGAATCCGTTGGCAAAACCTATATCGCTCGCAACTTCATTGAGATAAACTCAACAAGATACGATCGTAAGGCAGAGCCGCGGTACATTGAATTCCGAGGAAGAGACGGTCGGTCAGTCCAACGACTGACTCACCTGATGCAAACTCCCTACGTGAATATGGGTCTCCTTTCCGGGCTTAAGCGAAGCTCAGGAAAAGTCGGTCTCAAGGACCTAGAGGACCCACGTAACAGCGTCGGGCATCGGGCGAGAGAGCTCGAAAGGACCTGTCCACCAGAACTGAGGACCGCGGTCATGAAGACCTTCCTCATGGTGCACAAAGAGTTGCTGGACATCCCAGGCATCCCCTGGTTCATCCCCGAATGGCTAGGAGGCTTTGGAATCCCATCTGGGCCCTGGGGCGGGCCCAGTGAGCTAGATCGACGTATGGCACGTCAGATCCTGCTCAACTGGAAGACAAAGCGACCGATCCAACTGGGACGAGCCGAGAGTACCTGGCAAGTCTGGAGGTTGGCGGAGGAAAGACTGCCGGAACCCGAAATCGTAGAAACTCGTGGCAGGCTCACGGAGCTGTATGACAGCATCGTGGGCCGCAAAGTTGTCGATCTACTGTTTGACAGCAGGCTGACACTCACGGATCTGCGAAAGGAGGTTTCGACGGTCAAAGTGGGCAAAGCACTAAGACACAATAGCAAACTCTGGACGCCAAGGCCCGGTGCATTACCGGAACCAATGAGCGATCAAGAGCTAGCATTTGCGGCAAAGTACAATGCCTACCCCCCGCTAGCCGGTAGCGACGTCCGGCAAGTGACGGAACGACCGCGGCGTGTAAGATTCGACGTTGACTAGAGAACATGTCTACTAAAG